TAAAGTTAGTAATTTCATCTTTATATTTATCTAAATTTTTAATAATAGCAGTATGTGCTTTATTAGAATCACTTAAACCGCTAGGATATTGAAATTCAATAAATGAAGGTATGAACCATTTTGTGCCATTATCTAAAGGAATTATTTTATCATTAAAATATAAAATTGCTTTATTTAAGTCTAATTTTTCGCCAATTCTTATTTCTGCTACTTCTATGTCTATTTGCCATATCCCAGTATGGTCGCAATCGTCGCATATATATAACCAAAGCAGCTTATAAGGGGCTTTCAAGGTTCTTATAAATGGTTTTTTCCATTTTTCTGTATCTGTAAATCTCTTTGCCATAAAATAAAAAAAGGGCTTCAGACTAAACAGGTAATGCGACTACCTGTCAATCTTCTGCCCTAATAAGTTTTTGTTGATATGTCGCATATATCAATACAAATATACTAAATAATTGAATAAGAAGCGTAACTTTTACCTTCTTTTGTAACTATTTTAGTAATAATCTTTAATCCGTCGTTTCTTAAATCGCTTATCCTAGCTGCTAACCTAAAGCAGTTAAATTTGTTTAAAGCGTCGATTGGTGTTATTGCTTTTCCTTTACTAAGATAGTTAGCAATTTGTTGATTTTGTGTCATTGTTGTTCGTTTAAACGTATGATTAATTGAAATTCGTCTATGTAGTTTACTAAAGGAAGCCAACTTAAAACTATTACTTTCCTAATAGCCTTAGAGCCAAAAGACTTAGTTCGTATTACTTTGCCGTTCTTAGTTAACATTACTAATCCTGTTGTTTCTTTTCCTTTTAGTCCGTTGTTCATAAAAAAGTGTGCTTATTTTCTAATAGGTTCTTATTCACCCAACCTATATATTTACTAAAATAAATCGTCTAAATCTGTAACGTGTGATTCTTTTTCTTGCTGGTTTACTGAATATTCTTTTTTCTCAAAGTTGTATTCTTTGCCATTACCTGCATACTGCTTTTTAGCCTTTTCTGCTCGTTCTTCTTTGCTTTGGTTGTTGTACACAGTATGAGTGTTTTCGTACTGGTCTTTCTCTTTCCTAGCGTCTACAACTAATGAAGCGTAATGTTTAACACCTGATTTAGTTTGTACAGGCTTCCATTGAATGTCTTCTTGTGCGATTGAAATTACTATCATTTTTTTTTATTTATTGGTTATTTAATTTTTCTTCTGCTGCTCTTAGCATTATTTCATCCATATCGTTTTGTTCTTGTTCGTCCTTTATTTTTTCTTCTTCGTCTTCTTCATCTAAATTTTCCCAGTCGCAATGCTCAAAGCATTCAGGACATAGGTCGTAGGATATTTCGCTTTCATATCCGCAGCAAGTATTAATCAGCATATTCTTCGTATTTTTCGGTGAAATCAGACATAAGTAAAAACTTTACTTTACTCATTTTAGCTTCTACTTTATAGCCTGATTTTAAATAATATTCTTTTAATTTCCCCTTATAGTATAAATACTTATCGTAATTTTCCTGCTTAAATACAAAAGGATTGTTACTACTGGATAGCTTCCTGTAAAGGTCAAAATTATCCTGTAATTTAATTAATTGTAAGTCCATTATAAAGTAGTTTTTTTGTTAGAAAATAGTTTTTTAATAGCTTTGTTTTCTTCTACCATATCTGCATTTTGAACGTAAAGTTGCTTTAATTCATCTAAAGAAACAACCAAATCAATAGCTAATTCTAGGTCTTCAGCTATTTCGTGCTTCTTAATGTAAGCTGGATTCTGTACGTCTGATTGGTTCATTTCATCCCCAGTGTATAAGCCGCTTAAATCTTGTGGGTATGCCTTTCTTAGTGCTAATGCTTCAGCAACCTTAGAAAGCATCGTGTGAGGCATCTTAGCCCACATTCCCGTTACTTTACCTTCGTTGTTTTTAGGTGCGTATTCATCCCAATAAGCTACACCTACAGAAGCCTCGTAACGTACTTCATTATGAAAGCGAAATACTGATACTTTGCAGCTTATTAAAGTACCTTCTTTTTCAGCAAATACAGGTTCACTTTGTCCACCATAAGTTCCTGAACGTTCAGCAATTACCCTAAACCCGTCAATGCTTGTTTGGATTGTCATTTTCTTAACCCAGTTAGCACCTTGCTTTACGTTCCTGTGGATGCAATAAAGTTGTCTAGTAAGTGGGTTTAAGCCCGTTAATTGTGCCTGATAAAGAAACAATTTTAGTTCTTCAGCAGTTGCCTCTGGTGCAATTTGACTTCTAATTAGGTCAAATTCTTCCTTGTTAAAGGTCTTTTTTTGTAACTGATTCATAGTTAATAATTGGTTTTGTAGTGTAAATTTAAGCTATTATTCGTTAATAACCTGTTAAAGTTGAATATTTATATTAAAATAATCTTGTTTAATATCATCCCTGTATTTGCTCCTTACTAACTCCCCTATTTTGTTAAATGAATATAAATAGGTAGTTCTGTCCCTATCAAAGATTTTGGCTATTGCTTCAGGCCCAAGCTGTGTTTTTTCCCTAATAATATACATAGCCATTTGTCTAGCCTGTGTTACTAATTCGCCCCTGTATTTGCTCATTAATTGCCCGTATTTGACCCCGTAATAAGCACATACTACTTCGCAGATATTAACTGCCGTTTCTTTCTTTTCCTGCTCTATTTGAGGCTTGTTTTTGCAATAAGTCCTTGACGGCTTTAAGTTCGTTTCTAAGTTCAATAATTCGTTTTCTAAGTTCTTCATTTTCTAGTTGTGTTAAGTAGTGTTGTTTAATTTCGTACATTATATGGTAATTAATGCTTCTTTGTTTAAATAGGTTTCTAAAAGGTCACTTTCTATTATGTAAACTTCTTGCTCTGTTGCTCCGTCTTTCATTAATCGGAACTTAAAAAGGCTTATAATAGTTTCGCAAATCTTCAACTGATCTAGGTTAGTACAACTGTTTATGCAGTTTATAACCCATTGTGTATTTTCTTGCATATTATATATTTTGTAAAAAAGCCGTTAGTAAAAAAGCTACTATTAGTACAACAATAGCTTGAAAGTTCCTGTTTTGTTCTTTGCTCATTTTAGTTTTGTTTAAGATTGATAATAATTGTATGGATGCACTCAGTAAACGTAATTGATTCTACCCTGAAAAAATGTACTTCGTTAATAGGTTTTAAGAACAATAATGTTCCCACATTGGGAAGGTGCGTAAATTCCCAGTCCCTAAATTCGTTTTCAAAACATACTTTAATTTGCTGATTCATAATTGTTTGGTTTAATTGTTATGTAAATATCAAAAAAGTTATTGACACTAAAAAGTTAAAGTTGTTAAAAAAGTGTTAAAATTGTTAAAACTATTGATAATCAAGTAGTTATGAGTAGTAATTGCATTAATTTTTCCGATATGTCAACTTTTAAGAGTGGAAAACTTAAAATATCAAGTAGTGTAATTTGGACAATACCCGAAATAGTGTCACAAATATTGCAAAATATGTGACATAATTAGGGTTAATTCGGAGTTTGTTTGTAATAGAATTATAAAAAGTTGTTGTACTTAAATTAGAAAGTTAAGCTATTATTATACTTTATGGGTTTTATAAAGGATAAGTAAATTTGATATTACGTTTAAATAAAAGTATATTTGTGTTATGAAGTACACAAATTTAATTTATGGTTTAAGAGACCCAAGAAATGATGTATATAAATACATTGGTAAAACTACTGTTGGAGTTAAAAGACCGCTTATGCATTTAAGAAAGTCGCATAATATTCTTGTTAATAAATGGATAGATGAATTAAAAGAAATTAACCTTTCCCCAATTGTTGATATAATAGAAAATAATGTGTCTTTAGAACAATTGTCAAATAGAGAGAAGCATTATATTTATTATTATTCAGGTATTTCAGACCAATTGTTTAATGGAGGAGAAAGTGCAATAGAAACTATATCAAAGCCTTCTATACTTTCAGATACTGATATTAATTCTTTATACATTTCTTTTTTAAACACAAGAGAAATATATAAACTATTTAAATCTTCTACATCTTTTAGTGATGCCGTAATAGCAAATGTTTTAGGGGTTGGTAGAAAAACAGTATATCGTATTAAAGAAGGCAACATAAAAATAAATATGGAAACTATATTTAAGTTGATTGTTTTTATACAAAAAGGAACTGCAGATGTTTTTGAACACTACTATTCAAATTCAAATGAATTTCAGGGCAAATATCCAGATTCATATGCAGATTTTATAAAAGAAT